ATGATTATTACAGTAGGTTTAAGATTTATATCGATGGAGTATTAACAACACCTTCTACGTCAAATAATAATTTTGGTTATAGTGGTGATGTAGATTCTGACAATTTTAGAGTTGGTAGATATAGCAGTGGAAACTATATGAGAGATTGTAGAGTTGATGAATTAGCTTTATTTGATTCAGACCAAAGTTCAAATATATCTGATATTTATAATAGTGGTTCTCCTTTTGATTTATCTAATTTAACAACAGAGCCTAAACATTGGTGGAGAATGGGAGATGGAGATACATACCCTTATTTACAAGATAATGGAACAGAGGGTAACTGTATTTTTGAAATGAATAATATGACAAGTGCTGACATAGTAAACGACGTACCATAATGGGAAAGAAAGCAGAGTATTGTAAATGCCTAAATACTTACACTATAAATAAGTGTAAAAAAAGTAAATGTAATCAACACCCTATTTGGAAACAAGGTGTAGGAGATATAGGTGGAAAGAAGTCAAGTGATTAAATATCAAACAATAAATAAGTGTAAACGTTATTAATTATATAATATATTAAATTATGGGTAAAATCGAAGAAATTAAAAAACTCTTAGGTATGGAAGTGAATGAATCTGACATCAAAGAAGTTGAATTAGCTGAGTCTGTTGACGAGGTAAAAGAAGTAAAGAAAGTAGAAGAAGTAAATGAAGTTGAAAGTGTAGATGTAAAGTATGCTACACAACAAGACCTTACTGCTATGGAATCTAAGTTTATGGAAATGTTTAAGGCATTATTAGAGGAGTCTAAAAAAGATGTTAAAGAAGTTCCACAAGAATTGTCTGCTGACAAAAAAGAAGTTAAGGAAGAAGTAGAATTATCTGAAGTTAAAGAGATTGTTCACTCTCCTGAGAATGAGGTTGAAAGAAAAGAAGCAGTTGCTTTTAGCAAGCCTTTAGAATTAATGTCTCCACAAGAGAGAATTTACGCAATGTTAAATAAATAATAATAAATAGAAATGGCAACAACAACAAGTATAACAACAACTTATGCAGGAGAATCGAAAAATCAGATTATCTCTGCAAGTTTATTAGCAGGTAACACCTTAGCACAAGGTGCAATTACATTCAAACCTAATATCGTAGGTAAAGAAGTAGTAAGACGATTAGAAACAGATGGACTTTTTAAAGGTGCAACTTGTGATTTCGCAGATACTTCTACGATTACATCTACAGAAAGAATAATCGCTCCCAAGGAATTTCAGGTAAACCTTGAATTGTGTAAGACAGATTGGTTCAATGATTGGAATGGATATCAAATGGGTGCTTCTGCATTTAGAAATATGCCTTCTACTATTCAAGATTACATTATACAATATGTATCTGCTAAGATTGCACAAAACAATGAAAACCTAATTTGGACAGGTGTTGATAGTGCTGATTCTTATGATGGTTTCACTACTTTATTATCTGCTGATGCTGATTTACCTTCTTCTCAAAACATTGCAGGAAACACAATCTCTGCATCAAATGTAATTGATGAAATGGGTAAAGTATATGCTGAAATTCCAAAGTCATTATTCGGTTCTCCTGAATTATGTTTATACGTATCACAAGACGTTTACAAGGCATATTCAATCGCTTTAGGTGGTTTTGCAAGTGGAGGTCAAGGTGCTAACGGTATCAACGCACAAGGTTTAAATCAAGCGTTTGCAGGATTACAGTTTGCAGGAGTAAATGTATTTATGGCAAATGGTTTAGGTGCTTCTCAAATGGTATTAGCTGAAAAGTCTAACTTATGGTTTGGAACTTCTATTGCTTCTGATTGGAATGAAGTTAGATTATTGGATATGGCAGACTTAGATGGTTCTAAGAATGTTAGAGTAATTATGAGATTCCTTGCAGGAGTTCAGTATGGAGTTGTTGAAGACATCGTAGCTTACGGTTTATAATAATATAACTTGAAAATAATGAAATGGGTAGGTGGTTAATCTGCTTACCCATTTTTTTAATATAATAACATTTAAAACAATAATACAATGAGTTGTGATAGTATATCAAGAGGTAGATTAGAGCCTTGTAAGGATTCCGTAGGTGGGATTGCTAAAGTCTATTTTGTTAATAAAGGAGAGATTGAATCAGTTACTTACGATGCTACCGATAGTGATGCTATTGATACAGTAGCAGGTACACCTTCTGCATACGAATTTGAAGTAAGAGGTGCTTCTACTTATACGGAGACTATTACTTCAAGTAGAGAGAATGGTACAACTTACTTTGAGCAAGCATTAGAATTACAATTACCTAAATTAACTAAGGAAGACCATAAGACTATTAAGTTAATATCTTTTGGACAACCAAGTTTAGTTATAGAAGATAACAATGGTAATAGATTTTTAGCAGGTTTAGAGTTCGGAATGGACGTTACGGGTGGTACAATAGCTACAGGAAGTGGTATGGGAGAATACTCAGGTTATACTTTAACCCTTACAGGTATGGAGAAAGCACCTGCTAACTTTTTAGTTGGAGATATGACAACAGTAGGATTTACTGTAGTTCAAGGTTCTTAGTTTACTTAATATTTATATCTAAAGAAACCCTACATTAATTTGTGGGGTTTTTACTTTAAAACAAAATAGCATTTAAACGTTATTATATTATGAAAGTTTTATTACCAATTTCTACTGAACAGATAATATCTATCGTACCAAGAAGGGCAGATGTTTATTTAGATAATAACTATGAAGATAGAGTATTGTCTACAAGTGGTGTGGTTGAAAGTCCTCTTTGTGTTTCAAGCGTATTAAGTAGCTTGAATAATATCAGTATGGTAATCGTTATGGATGGAGATAAAACTAAAGAATCATTAACTGACTTAAAAGCAGTTTACAATGGTAATTATATAGACATCTATTTTACTTCTACAATACTTAAAGAAGGATTTGGATATGCTATAGAAATGAAACAAAATGATAACTTGTATTACAGAGATAAGTTTTATGCTACTTCTCAACAAGACTACAAGGTAAAACATAAAGAATCTTCACTTCAATATAAACAGTATAATGAAGCTGATGATAACCAATACGTAATAAGATAATGGCAGATAATAAAAATAATGTTAGATTTCTAAATCTATCATCTTATCAGACACCTGAGATTAAAGAGGAATATAATGATAATTATGTTTCATTTGGTGAGAACAATGATTACTTTGATAGAGTATGTGATTTGTACTTAAATAGTCCAACTAATGCTACTTGTATTAATGGTATATCTGATATGATATTTGGTAGAGGAATTGAGAGTCTTAACTCTGATTTATTTCCTAAAGATTATGTAATGATGAAGAAGCTACTTAGACCTGCTGAGGTTAAAAAGTTAGTGAAAGATTATTACTTATTAGGTCAAGGTTGTTTACAGTTATCTTACAATAAAGACAAAACAAAAATACTTAAAGTATCTCACTTTCCAATGGAGACACTTAGAGCAAATAAGGCAGTTAATGGTGTTATAAAAAAATGGCATTACTTCCCTAATTGGAGTAAAAAAACACAAGGACAAAAGACTAAAACAATACCTTCATTTGGTTGTGGTAGTCGCACTGAGTTGAATGAGTTATACATATTCAAACCTTACAAGCCTAAGTTTTACTACTATGTTCCTACGGAATACCATTCTTGCTTACAGTATGCTGATTTAGAAGGAGAAGTAAGTGAGTATCATATTTCTAACGTACAGAACTCTTTACAACCTTCATTATTTATTAACTTTAATAATGGAGTGCCTGATGACCAAACACAACAATTAATTGAGAATAAGATTAATGATAAGTTTGGTGGTTCAAGCAATGGAGGTAGAGCAATGATAGGATTTAATGACGATAAGGATAGTTCTACTACAATAGAAGCAATACACTTACCTGATGCACACGCACAATATCAGTTCCTATCTGATGAAGCTACACAAAAGATTATGTTAGGTCATAAGATTGTATCTCCAATTTTATTAGGTATTAAAGATAATACAGGTTTTGGGAATAATGCCGAAGAATTGAGAACTGCTTCCGTACTAATGGATAAAGTTGTCATAAGACCAAGACAAGACGAGATACTAAATGGATTAAAAGAGATATTAAATTTCAATGGTATATTCCAAGAGATTTACTTTATCACACTACAACCTATTGAGTTCACTGCTTCTGAAAAGATTGCTACAAACATAGTAAGAGAAGAAGAAACAGGAGAAAAACTATCAAGCGATAAAGATAAGGATGATTTCTCTGAAGAAGAGGGAGATGATATGTTAGACCAATTAGAAGGCTTAGGAGAGGTTTTAAGCGATGATTGGGAACTCGTGTATAGTGAAGTATACGAAGATGGTAAAGAAGACCTTAAAATGGCTGAAATAAGCTATAAGGATGGTAAATCAAGAGAGGATGATGATTTATATAAGGTAAGATACTCTTATGCACCTGTAAGAAGCAATCCAAACAGTAGAGACTTCTGTAAGAGAATGGAAGCATTAACTAAGAAAAAAGTTGTCTTTAGAAAGGAAGATATTAATATGATGTCTTTTAGAGGTGTAAACAAGAAGTTAGGTCATAAAGGTCTGAATTACAGTTTGTTAAAATTTAAGGGCGGTAAAAATTGCCATCACTATTGGGAAGTACAAGTGTATAGAAAGAGTAGTGGTAAGAAGGTTGATTCATCTAAGGCTTATGAGAGTGGATTAGACAAGCCTAAGAATCCTAATGAAATGCCTATAAGACCTATAGATATGCCAAACAAAGGTGGTATGTTAAGTAAACTAAAAAAACTATTATCAAATGAGTAAAGCACTATTTATAACAGTTAAGGATTTAAAGGATAATTCTATCATTGATGGTAATACTGATGGAGACAAACTAATACACTTCATTGAGGTAGCACAAGACATTAATATACATCAGTACTTAGGTACATCACTGTATGATAAGTTGCAGTCTTTAATTATACAAGATACTATAAATGATTCGGCTAACTCTAACTATAAGTATTTAAGAGACCAATACATTA